CACCTGTTGGCAACATTTGAGTTAGTGCTTGGGCGCCGCCCTGTAATGGATCGAAGGCGCCTTGGGCAATTGAACCCATTGTAGTCACGGGAGCAGCGCCACCAGTTTGCATATTCCTGATAGCCGCTGCCATGGCGTCTTGCGACATACCTTCTGGAAATTCAATTTCCTGGCCGGAAGGAAGCGTAACGATAGGCATGGTTATTCAATCCTTCCGGTCTGTGGATTGTAACGAAGCCGCTGCGGCGGCTGGGATGGCGCTTGCGCCGGTTGGACAGGGACACCTTGCGCCGCTTGCAAAGCGCGCTCGCGCCCCCGTTCCGCAATGGCGCGCAATTCATCAAGCGCCTTCCGCAAATCAGCAGGAGCCAAGCCGGAGTTAATGCGGGCGATAGCAGCCTGCGCGGTTCGGCCTTCCTGTTCTGTAATAGCACCAGCACCACGAAGGCTATTATATGCCTCCAAGAAGGCTTGGCCTTTGATCTGCTCAATTCGTTGCCCAAGATCATAAGCAGATGTGCCCGGAACTTGCTGCAATGGAGAAAGAACGCCAGTAGCGGTGCTGAATGACGGGTGGCCAATAACCTCATTGATCTGAGCAATCGTCCGACCCGTAACATCCACAACTCCAGGAGCCGCCGCCTGGGCAATACCAGCAGCACGACCAACCTGTTCTTCGCGTTCACGCTCTACTGTTTGACGCGGAACCACACCGACTTGCGCGCCAGTACGCCCACCAACAATTTGCGTACCAGTACCCGTATCAATGGTACGAATACCTTCTGCAACCCGCGCACCCGGTGGGAGTTGACCGCGCCGTAATTCACCTGTTTGCGTGGGGAAATACGGCACCACGACACGCTCGCCATTGGGGCCAGGTTCTTCCACCATCACCGGCTGCAAACCAACCCGCGTCGGGTTCGCCCGTTCAGCCAAAATACGCCAACCAATCTCTGGCGGAAGCGAAGCCAACAAGCGGCGTTCTTCAGCAGAAATCGGACGGAGTGGCGGCGCACCAGAAGTAGGTTGCCTGGCTGGGGCTGGCTGATCCTGAGTGGGAGCCGCTTGGGCACTGGTTGGCTGCGCTTGCGCCTGGGCACCCCGCAAGCCCATCCAGCGGCTAACAGGCGTCCCCAGAACATCGCGCCTATCTTCGCCACGCTCAATAAGCGCCTGAACCCCGCCAGGACCGCCGAGCCAAGCGCCCTGCAAAAGAGCCTCTGGCGTCACTTCGTTACCACCAACATTACGCCCAATTGCACCCGGAAGCCCCATGGAAGTCATGCGGCCAGCCTGAACTTGCATCGCCAATTCAGCAGCACGACGCTGGGCGTCTGGGTTTTCCAAGAAGTCACGCAATGTACGGACATTCTCAAAACCGGGGATGTTGAAAGTGCCACCCCATTGCCCGTTCCATTCACCCCGGCGACTGATTTCGCCAGGAGCGGGGCGATAGACACCAGCATCAGCAGCCAAAGGCGCACCAATCTGATATTGCCCCGCATAGCCCTGAGAATTGACGACACCAGGACCACGGGCTTCGGCTCGGCCAAGAACATCCAGCGCGCGACCAATCGCAGCACGGCTAAACGGTCCATTGGTTTCGTCAGCAGATGCAGGCGCCCGTACCGGCGCAGCAGACGGAGCCGCTGCCCCTGCGGCGGTTGCTGCCGCTGCCGTGCTTGTCGGCTCGCCACCAGAAGCAAACCGGCTCACAGCCTCTTGATAGCGCCGCTGGTTTTGCTGCTGCTGCAACATATTGGTGACAGGCATCACACTCTGAAGCGCCCCGCCCCGCTGGCCAGCCAAGGCAGCAAAAGCGTCCTGCATGGCGGCAATGCCTAAAAGGCGCCTTTGGTCCGGGGAGAGATCAGCATAAGGACTCTGATCCGGCACCGGATCGCCACCGCTTGTCGGTTCCCCGCCACCAAAAAGACGCGATAGAAATTCAGACATTGCGCGGCTCCTTACCGGAACAGGAGATTAAAGGCATTGGCCAAGCCGCCAGCAGCCTGACCAATGGTGCCAACTTGCTGCAAGAAGGAAGGCGTGGTTTCCGTCGTGGTGGTCTGTCCCATCGGAGCCATCCCAAGCGCACTTTGGCGAATCCGCAACTGCTCCACTGGATACTGGAACTGGCGCAGGAAGTCTTCATAAGCCTGCGTCATATTCGCCTGGGTCAACCCGCGCTGCTGTTCGCCAGATTGGAACATAGCCTGCGCGCCGGTAAGCCCAGCCGTCTGGCCAAGGGCGCCAAGGGCGCCAAGCTGCTGGGCGGCGGCAAGAGCCTGCTGATTGCCCTGCAACCCGTAACCAATATCGCGACCAGCCATTTCGCCCGCCTGCTGGAAGCCCTGGGCGCGCAACTGCGCGGCAGTGCGGGCCGCTTGCTCCATCGCCGCCCGGTTAGTCTCGGCCTCCGCCACACCCTGGCGAGAACCACCAAACGCCCGCGCCCTCACTGCCTGCGCGGCGGTTTGCTGGTTTGCCATCTGGCGTGAACGATCAATATCCGCCAGCGTAGTATCAATCACCTGTTGCGTGTACGGGTTCTGGTAAGCCGCCATCCCTGAAGCAATGGTGCCCGGCGTATAGGCGCCAGCCTGGCGGGCTAAAGCCTGGGCCTGGGTAATCGGCTGCTGGGCAGAACCCGCCACTTCACCCACCCGCTGGAAGGACGCTTCTTGTAGCGGCGTGAAGCCCGCTATCCGCTGATAGGGGTAGGGCTGATACTCACGATTAGCAACGTCCAGGGCGAAGTCATAATTCGCCAGCATCCGTTCCTTGACATCGGGATCAAGTTGGCTGGATTGCGTCTGCGTCGATGTCCCGCCGCCCTTAGACATGGCGTATCTCCTTGGAAACTGTCGTCATTATACCTTCAAAACCGTGCTTCTTCAAAGCACGAACCCACCCTGACCGGCCACACCCGGTCAATTTGGAACAATTAAACGCCCGCCCATAAGCCTCTAAAGACGGGATCATCTTAATCACCTGTTCCAACTGACCGCCAACCAGCCAAGCATGGAGAATAGTGAACTTCGGATAGTAAATAAGTTCTGTGACAATCGCCGCTTCAGGGGCGGGCCAGAACTGAAAATGCCCTTCTTTGATGCCCTTGGCTACATGATGGAGATCATGCGTATTTCCCGCATAATCAAGCGCGTCCTGAAGCCACTTTGAACACCTCTCGAACTCGGCTTCAAACAGGGTCATAGCGCCGTAGCAGCCACCACCCCAGAATTACTAACGGTGATGCTCCACCGTGTTCCATCAGGGGATTTCAAGATCAACCGGCCTGGGCTTACTTCCAGATCGCGGTTCTTCTTGTGGTTCTCATCATCAGCCCGCTCCAACAAGGCGCGGGCTGTCTGCTCGTTAGAACTATCATAAGAATTGGTGGCTGGGGGCAATCTCACCTAAGACCCCCAGGCACCGCTTCAAGCCGGAAGTTGCCAACCCGCCAATCCGCCAACTGAACGCCCGTCACCTTGAAGGAAACCTGGCGCCCAGAGAATCGGACATCGGTGTATTTGGAAGAAATGGTGTAAGGCCCAAAGGTGCTTTCCGTACCCTCTGGCGCGAAACGGGTCTTGAAGCTGACGTTTACCTGGCCCTGCGTTTTCTCATCCGGCACCAACTGGCGGGCTACCATAATCCGGTCCCCATTCCCCATTTCCAGCGGTCCCGTCTCCGCATACGGCGAAGCGCCATCGTAGTTCCACCCCACCTCATGATCATACACATAACCAGAGGGATCAATCAGAATGGGGTAATCAAACACGCCAGCCGCCACACCAGTTGTCCGTGCCCAAGAACCAATGGACCAAGTATTCTCGCGGTAGTTCCAGATTACATAGCGGTCACATTCATTGGACGCGGCAGACGGGTAAGACCAGATCACCTCAAAGAACTCAATATTCAGAACCGCATTCACCTTAGAAGCCTGGTTATAGTTGAAGTCGGAGAACACATAATCCGAAACATCAGACCGCAAAGGCTTCACGGCGCCATCAAACACATAGAACGAACCGTCAGACATCCAAGCGACGCCAGTATCCATGCTGACAGAAGCTTGGGCGCTGATCACTCCGCAACCATAACCAACACGCTCAAACCCATAGACGAATGGGGGGCCTTGGTACGTCGCTAAGTGAGCATCAACCGTGGTCAGCAACAAAGACCCATAGCGAGTGCGCTCGCCACAGATCATCTTGCCGGATGTAGATAACTCGAAATCCCCCGCCTGGTTTGTCGCTGATGGCGTCCAATCGGTATTATCTTCCTGGTCACACCATTGGACCTTGCGTGGATTACCGCCCGCTCCAAGCGCGAACAGAAACCGCTCTGGCGTTACCAGGATCGAAGAATTACCCGTGGGGGCGGCAGAAATCAGATCAGCCCGGCCAGCGGTATCCAAATCCCATTCGTAAATCTTGCCATCGTCAGACCGGCAAGCCACCAGATACTCGCCCCAGTTATCAAGCGCCCATGTCGCTGCCGCTGCGATACCTGTTGGCGATACATCAGGACGCGGAGTGCCGTAGGTGCTGGTTCCGTAAGTAAACCCACCATAACCAAGGTTCTGCGTTGCAGCCGCATCACCAATAGACAATTCGTACGCATAGTCAGCAGAGCCAGCATTCGTCTCAGTAGAAGCGGCGGCGGAACCATGCGTGACGGTGTAGGAGTTTAGCCCCGTCACCGTCATGATATACTCGCCAGATAGCGTAATCCCACTAGAACCAATCGCGGTTCCATTGGTGAATTTTACCGTGTCGCCGGTCTTCCCGCCGTGCCCGGTATCCGCCACCGTTACCACCGCTGACGCATTTACCGTGCTGAAGGCGTTAGTGAGCGTCCCTGTTTCGCGGATCGGCGTGATATTGTACGGCGAAGCATCCGCCTTAATGCCGTACAATTTCTTGGCGCCGCCAGTGCCTAACCAAGCATTCGCATTATTGGCCCGCCAAGCATGAGAACCACGCATGATGCCAGTAAGCTGAATATTGCTGCCGTTGTGTGTACGCTTCCGCCAACCGCCTATCGGGCGCAAGGTGCCATCATACCACCGCACCAAGTTAGCATCGTACCACCGGCCAGCAGACTGATACTGCGTCCCGTTACGATAAATTCCCGGCGGCAGTTTTAGCGGAATATACATCTAGCCCCTCAAACGTCGAAGCCATGACTGAACGGTCTTAGTTTCGTAAATCCTAATCACGGTCCAAACTATAGTGAAGATTGCCGCGATAGAAGGAAGAACTTGCGCCAAAGTGCCGACCACTATGGTTATTGATAACACATCCCCAACAGTTTTTGCGGTTTCGTGGTTATCAACAACCATAGCGCACCTATTGAAATTTTAATTCATTAGCCAAGTTACGCTACACCATGTTTCCATGGCAAAGGTGGGATTAAGATCGGCGGATTAATTTGCGCTTCAATCTGCTGGTTAAGATTCATAGCTAGTTGCTCGCATTGATCAGACCCAAGCGCATCCTGAACCCAGCCAACCACTTGCTCTTGTGTCAAGCTAGTATATGGCCTGAATGGAGAACCTGCGGTGTAAGTCAAACCGACGCTGCCATACACGGTAGCGTTATATGCGCCGTTAGCCGCGTTCTGGCGCCAATGCACAGTGATCACCACATCAGATTGTCCGTCTTCTTGAGGCTTGCATTCCATGGCCTCAATAACCCAAGTATAGATATTAGCCATTTGCTTGCTCCGTGGTTTGCACCTGTGCCTGTGCCTGGGTGCGGATTTTCTCTACAAGCTCAAACACCTGAGCGTAGGGCATGTTGCCCAGCGCCTGCATGATGACGTTGATCTCGTTGATGGTGAGTTCAAGTTTCATGGATGTGCTGCCTTATATGCGTCAAACTCCGCCTTCAATTCCTGAATGGCCGCGACAAGGTGAACAACGACCTTGGAGTAGTCAACGCCTTGAGGCTTGATGGAGCCGTCATCGTTCACGGCGTCTTTTTCGCCGCTCACAGCTTGAGGGATTATGGCCTGCAATTCATGAGCAATGAAGCCTTCGCCGGGGCTGTTGTCAGCGTTCCATTTGTAGGTTGATGGCTTGAGCGCGGCAACAGTAGCAAGCCCGCCTACAAGGGGTTGAACATCATGTTTCAACCGATAGTCGGAAGATGTGTTATATGTAACACTACCTGCTGATTGACCAATAAAACCTGAAACACCGGCAGAAGAATTGTAAAAAACTATAGGATTACCATTAAAAGTTGTGCTGGTGGTTATTAGTGATAACCCCTGTTGACTCAAACTATTCCAGCTAATTGTGGCTCTACCCCTGTCAGTCGTTGTTCCAATTTGCAAATTGCCGTTGCTGTCGATGCGCGCGCGTTCGGCGGAGTTAATATAAAATTGAATTGTTCCCGCTACATTATTTGATACATATAAATCGATTCCATTCATTACAAAGTCAGAATTATTAGCCCCTGACGCAATTTGCATTCCTGCGGCACCAGAAGCCTTACTTACTGTCAGGCCGTATGCCGAAGGCGAACTCGTCCCAATCCCCACGTTGCCGCCATTCGTGATACGCATGCGTTCAGTGAGCGAAGTATCAGCGGCGCCGTTTCTTGTGGAAAACGATAAATCACCCACAGTATTGCCACTTCCGTCAGACAATAATCCTTTTATTGCGGCAAACCCCGTACTGTTTGCAGTATCCCCTTGAGCGCTAGCAAACAGAATTGCACCACCAGCACCTGCCGAAGTGCTGTTGTCTGATACACGCAGCATACCGCCGCGATTACCCGCATCTGTTAAAGCAGCCGTTGTTTGACCAAGGCCAAAAACATGGGTTTGCGCTCTAGGCGAACTCGTCCCAATCCCCACACCCCCACCGCTTGTAAGCACGATGTTATTGCTGGCGGAGGATGCGTGCTTGAGGGTGGTGGCGGCGAGTGTGGACATTACTTGGCCTCCAGTGTGGCAATACGTTCTTTCATAGCGTCATTATCAGCCTTCAATTCCTGAATGGCTGTAATAAGCATAGGTATAAACACTTCCTGCGGAAGCATTTTTTGTGTTTCGCCAGTTGCTGGGCTTCCAATTACTTCTTTTACTAATGATGGAAACACGCTTTCTACTTGTTGGGCAATAACACCTA